CTGGCTAGGTGAGCCACTGTGCCCTGCGTCACTCCGACTTGGCGTGCGAGTTTGGATTGGCTGATGCCAAGCGCCTCCATGCGGGCGCGCATTCTGTCGGAAAGGATCACTGTCTCAACCTATTACCGAATTTATAGCGCGCCACCGTATTTTGCTACTTGACCATGCTATTAATTTGGTAATAGGTGGGCCTATGAGCAACAAACTCACCCTATCTCAGATGCTTGCGATGGCGGCACAGCGCGGGATTGCTCCCGTGGGAAGCGAAACCTTGTCGCCCTTTCAGGCGCTCCAGCTTGCGGTTGATCTAATAGGCGGTCAGTCCGCCATGGGTCGGATTTGCAAGAAGGCGCAGCCCACCGTCTGGAAGTGGCTGCAGACATCCAAACGGCTGCCGCCCGAACACGTCCTCGCGGTGGAGGCCGATACCGGCGTTTCGCGCCATCTGCTTCGCCCTGATATTTATCCCCTTTCTCTGCCTTCCGAGGGCATCGACCCCGGCGAAGAATGTGGGGACATCTTACCGGCGCAACGGGCGAACGTCGCTTGCGATCGGATCGTTAAATTGCAACGAAAGGACATCGCCTGATGCCCGACCCTCGTTATCGTCTGCGCGGTCGATATGCGTCGCGCCGTAGCTTCACCGTTCCCGAAGAGTTGATCGCTTCTCGCGATGAACCGGCAGCCATTCCACAGCTGCCGCGCTGGTACAGCGCCATCGCCTTCTTCATCCTGAGCAGCGCCACGATCCTCGCCATGTGCGCCATGGGGAGGCCGGGCGCGTGACCAAGGTCCGCGCCCCTCTGACCTTCTCCCTCGCCATCACCACCGCCGTCGGCCTCATTGGCTGGGAGCAGGCAGCAAAGATCACGCGCCGGTCCAAGCGGGCGGTCCGCTATTGGAGCGAGAGCGACAAGGCCAGTATGCCGACGCTCGATCAGGCGATCGCCCTCGATCGGGCGTTCATGGAGGCAGGCGGCGGCTTCGCTCCGATCCTCGAAAGCTATGCGCGGCAGCTGGACGTCGCGCTGTCGAACACATTGGCCTGTCGAGCGGCGCTGGCCGATGACATCGCCCAGGCATCGCTGGAATCGGCGGGCGCGATCAGCAGCAGCATCCATGCGATGCAGCACGGCGCGTCCCCGACAGAGATCCACCACGCCATCAAGGAGACCGAGGAAGCGAGCGGCGCTTACAGCCGCCTGCTGACCCGTCTCAAGTCATTCCTGCCCGGCAATGGTGCCGCGCAGGGAAAACTGGGGGAAAGCTGATGGCGGGACTGCCTCACGTCACTTGTCCGGCCTGCGGGGGCCGTGCCCATTCTCGGGCGATTGGAAAGAACAGCACGCTTTATCGGGAGCTATATTACCGCTGCCGCAATCCCGATGCGTGCGGACATGAATTCGTCGTTGAGATGGTGGCGGTGCGAACCACGAAGGTGAGCCGCTTCCCCAATCCGCTGGCGGTGCTGCCTATGACCACATGGCACGCAGCTGCCAACGACCGCGCCGACAACGATAATGGTCCGCCCAGCGAGCCTGCCGATGCCGTGATCCAACAGACCTAGCCGCTCGGCCTAGCCGACCTCCCTCACGAACAAAGACCAGCCCGGCGCACCCCGCCGCCGGGAACGGCCCCTTATTGCCTGAGAAGCCTTGCCCGATGCGTGAAGATATCCTGCGCGAAGTCACAGCCCGCCTGACGAAAGATTATAATCTGCGCGAGCGTGGCGGCTTCCTGCGCGAGGGGAAGTGCCCCCAATGCAATGACAAAAAGGCGCTGTGGACACCCGCAGGCCACCCATGGGTGCTGCGCTGTGGCCGTGTCGAGAAATGCGGATGGGAAGGCGAAACCAAGTCGCTCTACCCGGAAATTTTCGATGACTGGTCGAAGCGTTACAAGGCCACCAAGCAGAACCCCAACGCTGCCGCCGACGCCTATCTGATCGCCGCGCGCGGCCTCGACATCGCCCCGCTCAAGGGTGCCTACAGCCAAGAGTGGTATCAGGATCCCGAACTCAACATCGGGTCGGCCACCGTGCGGTTCCCGATGCCCGGCGGCGGCTACTGGCAGCGGCTGATAGATCAGGCTCACCGCTTCGGCGACAAAAAGGCCACCTTTTCCTATGGGGGCGGCTATCGCGGGCAGGTCTGGACCTATCCCGGTGACACCATCGAAACGCTGGCCCGCGCTAAGGAAATCTGGATCGCGGAAGGCATCTTCGACGCCATCGCCCTTAGGCAGAATGACATCGTCGCGGTGTCGGCCATGTCCTGCAACAATTACCCCAAGCTGTTCCTGGCTGATCTGCGCAAGGCCATCGGCGATGATCCCGAAGCCGGGGCCGGGCCGCGCCTGATCTTCGCCTATGATCAGGGTGCCGCCGGTGTCGACTATACGATCTCGCATGTCGCCGAAGCGCGCAAGGCTGGCTGGAGCGCGGGCGCGGCGCAGGTCCAGATGGACGGCGAGGGCGAAAAGCGGGACTGGAACGACCTGCATCAAGCCGATCGGCTGCAACCGCAGAATATCGAGCAGTATCTGTGGGCGGGCGACGTCACGATCGCGGGCAGCGCCGATGAGAAGGCGTTCCTGATCTACAAGCGGTTCAAGACCGCATCTTTCCCCCTGATCTTCAACCAGCGCCAGCTGTGGGCGTCCTTCTCGCTGGAGCGGATCGAAAGCATCCTTGAAGGGCTGCGCGAGACTGACCCAGCCATCGCGGCGCTGCCCTATCAGGATCAGTGGGAACAGGCGGCCCGGCAGGCGGCTGACATCACCGAACTGGCGAACTGCACCTTCCGCACCCTCTATTTCCAGAAAGACGCCCACATTGAGGAAGGCGCATATTTTCTCCGCATAGATTTTCCCCGCATGAAGGGACAGCCGCGCCGCGACGCGGTCAAGGCCACCTTCTCTGGCGCGAATCTGTCCGCCGGTGCCGAGTTCAAAAAGCGCCTGTCATCGGTCGCCCCCGGCGCACAGTGGACCGGATCGACCGGCCATTTGGATAAGCTGATGCAGCGCCAGTGGGCCAGCATCCGCATGGTCGAGGCGATCCAGTTCACCGGCTATTCGATCGACCATGAAGCCTATCTGCTCGGCGACATCGGCGTCAGTCAGGGCAAGGTCGAGAAGGTCAACAAGGACGACTATTTCGTCTTCTCCCGCAAGGCGGTGAAGCTGCGCACGGCGGATCGCCTGCTCAAGATCAACTATGACGCGGACCGCCTCGATCTCGATTGGCTGCAGCCGGTCTATGAGGCTTGGGGGCCAAAGGGCTACGTGGTTCTGACCTTCTGGGTGCTGTCGCTCTTTGCCGAACAGGTCCGCGCCGCGCAGGATTCCCTTGGCTTTTTGGAAGTGACCGGCCCTCCCGGCACCGGCAAGTCCACCCTGATCGCCTTCCTGTGGAAGCTGATGGGCCGCGTCGGCAACTATGAGGGCTTCGACCCGACCAAGGCCACCAATGCCGGTATTTCCCGCACCTTGGGACAGGTCGGCAACCTGCCCGTCGTGCTGATCGAGGGCGACCGCAATCAGGATACGCCGCACAGCCGCCGCTTCGAATGGGACGAACTGAAAACGGCCTATAACGGTCGTGCTGTCCGCACCCGCGCCATCGCCAACGGCGGCATGGAAACATTCGAGCCGCCGTTTCGCGGGGCCATCGCCATCGTGCAGAATGACCCGGTCGAGGCGTCCCCGGCGATGCGTGAACGCATCATGGGCCTGACGATCGATAAGGCAGGCTGGGGCGAGCATACCCGCGAGGCCGCCGAAAAGGTGGCGCGCATCGACCGCGACGACGTGTCGGGCTTCATCGTCCACATCGTCCGCAAAGAGGCGGAAATCCTGAAATGCTACCGCGAGCGGTTCGCCCAGCACCGGGACGCGATGCTGAAACAGCGCGGGATCCGCAACAACCGCTTGGCGCTCAATCACGCCCAGCTGGCCGCGATGTTCGACGCCATGCAGATCGTCGTCAACAAGATCCCGAAAGCCGCGGCTGATGCCACCCATGATTTCATCCGGGAAATGCTGACCGACAGGCAGCGCCTGGTCGAACATGATCATCCCCATGTCGAGCTATTCTGGGAGCGGTTCGATTGGATCGCGGCGCAGGAATCCGACACGACGGATCGGCCCATTGATCACAGCCGCACCAACGACGTCTTTGCGATCAATCTTGTGCAGTTCGAGCAGAAATGCGG